TAAGTTAGTTTTCTCTTACACCCCTTTTAGTAACACGTGTTACTAGGTTTAGAGAAATACTTGATGACGATTGAGTATTTCATTAAACCGTTTCATACTAAGCTTGATTGAGTTTTGGGTTAGCTACCAAAACAATAGACAAGTCTATGGTCACTGTCGGTACTCGTGCGTAAGCCATTTCGTACATTTGGGTTCGTAGCCGAGTATAAGTTCAAACGCAACGCAAAGTACCTTGGGGTAGAGGTGTACAATCTACCCCACGTTTATCGGCTTGGTAGTGCCTCGTGGTAATATCCTGTGAAAACTACCAACAAGATTTTTTGAGGATGTTGACGTGAGTGGGGTCATGACCACTAATGTACATATAACAGGTTGTCATTGTACACATCCTCAAAAAGTTTCTGGGTGTCTAGTGGTAATACTAGTTCAATAGACTTAATGATAGATACATCATTTGCGAACCAATCTATCGCCCAACAAGTTCCCAATGGGAGAGAGAGTTGCTGTAGGGTCGCCACCTACTAATGCACATATACGATGGCTTTGTGTACTCTCTCAAAGTTTATAGTATGGTACAGGCATGAAAAGGAACTACTTAAATCTAGTTTCAGTACGGGTAAAATGTTTAAATTATACCTGTCCCAACGGAGTTAGCGTTGTGGGTATAAACAAAGCCATATTATAATTTAGGGTGAGTAGATTTGTTGTTTGCATTATTGACTCCTGCTCACCTTATACAAAGTGTAATCCCAAACACCCACAGTTTTATTTGTAGTTCTGTGCGAGGGAGAGTGGTGTAAGTTAGTGTTTGATAACCCACTACACTTTGCTTTAATTGGTAACACGTGTTACCATAAGGAAGTAAGAAAGGTTAATCATGAATATATTTTACACAGACGAATGTCCTGTTCGTTCAGCACAAAACCAATGTGATAAACACGTTGTCAAGATGATACTAGAGTCAGCCCAAATGCTATGCTCTGTTCATCATCGCTATAATTCCAAAGTAAAAAATTTATATAAGCCTACCCATACCAAACATCCTAGTACTATTTGGGCAGGTGATAGTCAGCAAAATTATGAATGGTTATATAATCATTTCATCGCTTTATGTGATGAATATGAATACAGATATGATAATGTTCATCTATCTCGTATGAAATTAGAAGAACCATTAAACAATATTCCTGTTGGTATTCCCAATATCGGAATGACTAAACTACGTCTTGCTATTACAGACAAGATATTTCACTTTAATTGTCCTATTAAATCCTACAGAAAGTATTATATTTCTAAACAATTTAACTTTCCTATGGTGTGGACTAAAAGAACTAAACCTCGTTGGTTTAAATACATTGTATAAAGGAGTAAAAATGAATAAAGACTATGATTTATATGTTAAAACATTTAATGAAAAATTATATTTCATATTAAAATACGTTCATGGGTTTTCTTTTCCCATGGTAAAAAAACATATAGATAAAAATTTAAAACACTTGCAATACACAAAGAAAACTATATAAAGGAATGGTATATTCACTATACATAACTTTCTTTCTTTGTGACTCAAAGGGGTGGTCAGAAATGACTGCCCCTTTTTTTGGGTTTGAAGAAAATGAAGTTTAGTAACACGTGTTACTAGAAAGGTAAAAATGTACATCACAAAGAAACGTCAATTAGAATATATAAAGCAGTTAGGGATACCTTCTAATACTCAAGCAAGAATGGATTGTCCATTCTGTCTAAATAAAAATACATTCAGTATCAATACAGAAGACGGTAAGATAATGTGGAAGTGTTATCATGCCAATTGTAAAATTGGTGGAACGACTGAACGCCCATTATCTCCAGAAGATATTCAAAAGTTCTTGGAACTATCGTCAACTAACAGCCCGGCTGAACCGAAACCAATGGCTTGGACAATCCCAAAGCATTTCACCAACATCCAGTCTAGCGAAAAATGTTTAGCATATGTAAAAGAAAATAATTGCTACTCATCATACCTTGAAGGTATTGTATCTATCTACTATGACCCAAGAAAAGATAGGGCAGTATTTATTATTAAGAAAGATGGTGAACCTGTATCAGCAGTAGGTAGAAGTCTGAATCCTATAGTGATGCCTAAATGGTTTAACTATAATAAAAATAATATTCCTTTTACGTGCGGTGATAATGATATAGCAGTAGTCGTAGAGGACTGTGCCTCAGCTTGTGCAGTTAGTCATGTGCATACGGGTGTAGCTTTATTAGGTACAACTTTAAAAGAAGAATATTCTTTGTATCTATCACAGAATTTTAAAAAGGTTATTATTGCTCTCGACCGAGACGCCACTAAGAAGGCATTTGATTTAAGCAAAGGCTTGAGGTATCTTGTTGATACTGAAGTCAAAGTCTTAGAAGAAGACTTAAAATATTTAAACAAAGAAAAGATAAAGGAGTTATTTGATGTCACTTGAAAATAGAATAATCAAGTTCTGTCTTAATCGTGACTTTTTTGAAGATAACAAAAAAAGAATAAGCAAGAGCAACTTTACAAATGGTCTTGCCGAAGTCTTTGATGTTATAAAGGATACATACAAGAAGCACGATACTATTCAAAAACTTTCTGTTGAAGAGATTAAAGATGCATATTTTAATATTTATAAACCTGCATCTACAACTGCTCATAAACAGAAAATGTCTGCAATATTAGATAATATTGAAAAGGATAATACAGAATATAATGAAGCTATTGTTTCTGATACTTTAAAGAATTTACGTATCAAAGAACATGCTTTTAAATTAGTTAATGAAGCTAATGCTATATGGAATGGTAAAGAAAATAATTTATCAGCTATTAAAAAATTAGTAGAAGAATTTGATGAAGATGAGGTAGTAAATGAAGATGAACTTGTTCCTGTTACTAAAGATATTAAAGAAATGTTAGAAGAAGTTAACGTAACTTCTAAATGGAAATTTAATATTAAAACTTTAGGAGATAGAATAGATGGTATTGGTGAGGGTAATTTAATGATAATCTTCGCTAGACCTGAAACAGGAAAGACTGCATTTTGGGTTAGTCTAACTGCAAGCTACCAAGGTTTTGCTCATCAAGGTGCAAAGGTTCATTGTTTTATTAATGAAGAACCTGCAGTACGAACTCAAATGCGAATGGTATCCGCTTGGACTGATATGCATAAGAAGGATATTGAAGATAATATAGCCGAAGCAAAAGAGGAATGGTCAAAGATTAGTGATAAAATTGTTTGCCACGACTCTGTGGACTGGTCTTTAGAATCTCTTGATAAGTATTGTGAAGAGAACAAACCTGATATTGTTATTGTTGACCAGTTAGATAAAATTAATGTCACTGGTAATTACAATAGAGGTGATGAACGATTACGAGCAATCTACTTAGGTGCTAGAGAAATAGCAAAAAGAAGAAAGATTACTATAATCGGTATGTCCCAAGCTAATGCAGAAGCAGAGGGATTAACTAATCTATCATTTGATATGATGGAGAATAGTAGAACAGGAAAAGCAGCAGAAGCTGATTTAATTATTGGTATAGGAAAGGCTTACTCGGAAGGGGACACACCCAACTTCTCAAGAAGTCTAAACATACTAAAGAATAAAATAAATGGATGGCATGGTATTGTTAATACTATATTGCTACCAGAGAAATCGAGGTATATAGAATAATGAGAGTCACAGTATTTGACGTAGAAACTACGGAAGAAGGTTTTAAGGGAAGTCCTAATCCTTATTATCCAGAGAACAAATTAATAAGTTTAGGAATAAATGATGAGTATTTATTTTTTTGGCATCCTGATTTGCCAGATATAGATTTAAAAAAGAACAAAAAAATAGTACAGGATATTTTAGACAAGACTGATTTATTAGTCGGTCATAATATTAAATTCGATTTATCTTGGATTTATTCTTGTGGATTTAAATATGATAAAAGTATTTATGATACCATGATTGGTGAGTATGTTTTATATCGTGGTGTTAAAACTAAAATATCTTTAGCTGAATGTTGTTTGAGAAGAGGATTAATCAGAAAAGCTACATCCATTATTGATACTTATAGGTCACAAGGAATGACTTTTAAAGATATTCCACCTAAAGATATTGAGTTCTATGGTCGAAGAGATGTGGACTGTACTAGACAATTATTCAATGCTCAGGCAGCCGACTTAGGTAAAAAAGCTAATAGTAGTTTAACTCCCACTGTTAGAATGATGAATAAGTTTACAAAGGTTCTAACTGAAATGGAAATGAATGGTATCTATATTGATAAAGATAAACTCTTAGATGTGAAAGAAGAGTTTGAAAAAGAACATAAACTATTGAAGGTTCAAATAGATAATACGATATGGGACATGATGGGAGATACTAAAGTAGATGCAAGTAGCCCGGAGCAGTTATCTTGGTTGCTTTACGGATTTAAGGTAACCAATAAAAAGAAATGGGCTGAGTTATTAAATATTGGTGTTAATAAAGATACTAATAAAGCTAAACGTAGACCTAAATTAACTCTATCTGATTTTAATGGTATTATGAAAAAGTACACTAAACCTTTACATAAAACTCGTTCTGAACAATGCAATGAATGTTATGGCAAAGGTAAAGTACAAAAAATAAAATTGGATGGGAAGCCTTATAAAAATTTAAGCAAGTGTGAGAAATGTGAAGGAGATGGTTATCTCTATCATGAATTAAAAGAACTTGCAGGATTTAAAGTTAATTTAAAATCTGTTATAGAAAACTTTTCTAGAGATAGTAAAGATACTGCTAGTAAACTAGTAGGGTTTACTTCTACGGGTGGATTTAAAACTGATAAAGTAACACTGATGACTATTGCGAAGTATAGTAAAAATGGAATAGTAGATTTTATTGATACTGTAACTCGATACAGTGCCATAGAAACTTATTTAAAAACATTTGTTGATGGTATTCAAAACTTTGTTGGTTGGAACTCTATACTACATCCTCAATTTATGCAGACTGCTACATCAACAGGAAGACTATCCAGTAGAAATCCTAACTTCCAAAATCAGCCACGTGCTAAAACTTTTCCTATTAGGAAAGTTATTAAATCACGATTTAAAGATGGTAAAATTATGGAAGTAGACTTTGCACAGTTAGAATTTAGAACTGCAGTCTTTCTTGCTCAGGACAAGCAAGGAATGAAAGATATTGAAGATGGTGTGGATGTTCATCAGTTTACTGCCGACATCATTGGAGTATCCCGACAAGATGCAAAGGCTCATACATTTAAACCTTTGTATGGTGGAGTCAGTGGTACTGATGATGAAAAAAAATATTACACTGAGTTCTTAAATAAATATAAACAGATTAAAGAGTGGCACGATAAATTAGAGTATGATGCAATCGCCACTAAAATGATTACCTTACCGACAGGTAGGCAGTTTTCATTTCCTGATGCGAAGAGGATGCCTTGGGGTAGTTCTAATTATTCTACCCAAATAAAAAACTATCCTGTTCAAGGGTTTGCTACTGCTGATATTGTTCCTTTAGCTTGTCTAAATGCTTATGAGTTAATGAAGGAACGAAAGGTAAAAAGTCTACTTATCAACACTGTACACGACAGTATCGTAGTAGATGTCTATCCGGGTGAAGAGAAAATAATGTCTGATATATTATCTCAATCTACCAGAGGTGTAAAAAACACAATGAAATCAATGTATAATATTGACTTTAATGTGCCTCTTGATATTGAAGTAAAAATCGGGGATGATTGGCTTGACATGACGGAAATAAACGTGTAACTTATCCACAAACATATAAAGGAGGTCACATTAATGATGACTAATGATATATCAGTAAAAGAAATGTCCGATGCACAGATTATGGCGGCAATTGGACAAACGGTTGATACGAACAGACCGATGCTATCTCGTTTACAAATTAATAGAGATGCAGAGGATGATGAAGGTAATAGATTACCCACAGGTCACTATTTTATTTATCATCCAGAATTGGAACAGAACATTTATGGTGAGTCAGTAGAATTTAGACCATTCTATACTGCTTATCAGTACATGGCTTACAATCCTTCTGAAAAGAAGTATTCTTCACGTTCTGTTATTTTTAGAAACTGGAAAGAAGAGATTATTGATACAACAGGTGGTACTCGATGTGGTAAACTACCTGAGTCTCAAAAAGCAAATCTTACTCCTGCTGAATTAGAACTTCAGAAAAATATTAAGTGTTATAAGATGACTTATGGCACAGTATCTTTCAAAGGGAAAAATGCAAAAGGGGAAGACATTGACGTTGAGAACTTTCCTGTTCTTTGGAGAAACACTGGAACTAACTATAACATAGTTAATGAAGCATTTACTGGCTTAACTAATCTTGGTAAACCAATGTTTAAATATACTTTAACATTAGGTACAGAGAAAAGAAAAGCAGGTGCTGTAAGGTTCTTTGTTTCTACTTATAAAATTAACAAAGACAAAGAGTTAAACTTTACTTCGGATGATGAGAGAACTTTAGAAAGTTTCTTAACATTGATTAACTCTGAAAATAAAAGTGTCAGTACGATGCATGATAAAGCCACTGCTCAAGAAGCTTCTGATGGCGACACTGCTAAAGTTATTGAACAACTAGCATAGTGCATTTACTTTTAATAAAAATACAAGAACTGTTAGCCCGTTCTGGAAAGGAGCGGGTTGACATCTCAGAAGATATTATTGAGGAGTTTGGGGAAGCTTGTAAGCAAGCTTTTAGAAAACAATTTACAGAACAAAGAGACCCTAATTTTTCTATCAGAATGTCTGGTATTGGTAAACCTCTTTGCCAATTACAAATGGAAAAACAAAATACATCTGCTGAAGAACCCCCTTACAATTTTAAAATGAGAGTTTTATTTGGAGATTTAATTGAAGCTTCTGCCATTGCTATTATGAAAGCGGCAGGAATTAAAATTCAATCAGAGCAACAAGAAGTACACAATGAAATTGCAGGTGTTAAAATTAAAGGTACTTATGACGTAGAGATTGATGGTAAAATCTTTGACATTAAAAGTGCTTCTCCTTGGGCTTATGATAATAAATTTGCTAAAGGTTTTGAAAATGTGGAAGAAGAGGATAGCTTCGGTTATGTTGTTCAAGGTTCATTATATTCTGATTCTTCAGGTAAACCTTTTGGCGGTTGGATTGTGATAAACAAATCTACAGGGGAATGGCAAATCGTAGAAACTCCTACTTATAAAGAAGATTATAAAGTAAAAGCATTAAAGACTGCAGAAAATAATATTGATGCATTGGTTAATAATAAACCCTTTGAAAGATGTTTTGAGGATATCCCTGAAACATTTAACAAAGTAAGTACAGGGAATAAAGTATTAAATACTATTTGTTCTTTCTGTTCCTATAAGAAAGCTTGTTGGGGTGAAGAATTACAATACTTACCTCAGCAACAATCAAAAGCAAAATCACCTCGTTGGTTTTGGTATACTAAGATAGTAAATCCCAAGGAGGGGAATAGTAATGAAAAAGAGTAAAGATTTAGAATCACGTGGTCCAGTGGTCTATGTAACCCCTGTTCCTACTAAAGAAGGTGCTTTTATGTGTAGCATTAAAAAGAATAAAAATCCTTCTGATGATGAAAAAACTTGTGAAGTTATTGCAATGGGAATGATGAGAATGGCTTTGACTGACCCTCAATATGTCTATGATTTAGGGATAGAAGCTATGGAAGAAGAAGATATCTTAGAAAATAATAAACCATTGCTTAAAGGTAATGGTAAACATGATGATACCAATATTATTGATATCTTAGAATACATTAAATTTAAAAATAATAGTGGTAAATTAAACTAATGAGTAAAGATAATTTCAATAACTCTGATGATAATAATATCAGAAAGAAGTTTGATTTAGATTTACAATACGGAAAGATGCGTGAAAAGAAAATTCACGATATGTTTTTTAAGAAAAAATTTGAGATAAAGTCTGAGAGAGATTGGTGGCAGAAGACAGGGAACATTGCTATTGAAGTTCAATGTTATGATAAGCCAAGTGGGATATCAGTTACCAAAGCTGATTATTGGATGCACGTCTTAACAGATGGTGATGACGAATACTGTACTTTAGTATTTAAAGTAAGCACTGTTAAGAAACTAGTAAAGAAATACAAAAATAAAAATGTATTTGGTGGTGACCATCGAAAGTCTAAATTTGTTTTAGTCCCGTTAAAAGAATTGTTTGTGTTGGAGAACATAAAAAATGGATAAAATAAATCCAAATTATTATAAGTCTAAGACCATAGAAACTATTGAAGCGATACGTTCTCAGTTATCTACTGATGAATTTCGTGGATATCTAAAGGGTCAAATTTGGAAATATTTATCTCGCCACAGAGAAAAGAATGGTTTTGAGGACTTGCAGAAAGCAAAGTGGTATATGGACTACCTAATTGAGTTCGAAAGAGAGATAGGTGAAGGCGACATCATTAAAAACTAGGAGGTACTATGTCAACTAACAATTATATAATAAGTGGTGAAC